CTTTATTCCGCCTCTATCAAGTAATTGAAATGCGGTGTATAGTGAAACTAGAATCGATCTCAGCTCCTAGTGCCATGGATATTGGGATACTCTTGGACTGGGCTAACTTTTTAAATGCTTTTGCACCCTGCTTCTTTCGTGAGGTAGGGTATTCTAAAGTAGCCAACCAATGGCCTTGGTCACCAGGTCGAAACATCCGAAAGGATGGAGCAGTTACTGATACCGGAACCTATAACGGGTTCCCGGCTACTGGTTTACCAATAGCTGATCAAGTGCTTGCCTGGTTACTGCCTAAAGGTTGGAAAGGGGCCTCTTGGAACTTAAAACCTAAGTTGCTGGCCTTGTTAACTTCGTCACCGAACACAGGGGGGGTAAGGAGGCCATTTATACTACCCGAGAAAATTCACGGGAAGGATAACTTGGTCTCACCTACCTCTATAGGAGCCGTGTTTTCAGATTGTTGCGCGTGGAAGAATCCTTTGCGCGACGCGGATCTGGATGCATTACGTGGTAACCTGTATCCAATCTTAATTGATTGGTTGCGCCGCGTGGATGATCGGGCAATCACTCGACTCTTCGAGCTCTTCGATAAAATGATGGAGGGTACTCGGCCATTGACCGGTCCCTTGGAAGGCTTCGGCCGACTTCAGGGACTGGGGAAACTAAGTCTCAAGCCTGAGCCTGCCGGGAAGACCCGTGTCTTCGCTATGGTGGATGGTGTGTCGCAAATGGTTCTGAAACCGGTTCATGATCGTCTGTTCTCGCTTCTCCGAGTAATCGAAGAGGATGGAACCTTCAATCAGATGGCACCAGCTAAACGTCTTTTGGCCAGAAACCTAAAAAGTTTCTGGTCATATGACCTAAGCTCAGCTACGGACCGTTTTCCGATCTTGCTGCAGCACACCGTGATGGGTCTCCTATTGGGCCCTGAGATGGCGAGTGAGTGGGCGTCGTTACTCGTAACGCGTCCGTATCTCGTACCCGCTGGTCACGATCGTAAGATCAAACCCTTCGAGACCCCGTCTGAAGGTGCTGTGACGTATGGTGCCGGGCAGCCGATGGGGGCTTATACCTCCTGGGCTGCCTTCTCGCTAACCCACCATATTCTTGTCCAATGGGCGGCTTACAAAGCGTATGCCAAAATTGGCTGGTTCAAGGATTACGCTTTACTTGGCGACGATATCGTCCTCGCGGACGCTAAAGTAGCTAAGGAGTACTTGCTTCTAATCCGAGCGATCGGAGTAGAGGTAGGTTTGGCGAAATCACTGATTTCATCAAACGGCTCTTTTGAGTTTGCTAAGCAAACCTTTATTTGTGGCCAAGACGCCTCTCACGTAAGTCTCCTTGCCTTGGGATCGGCGAAAGCTGATCACTCGGTATTGGAGCAGTTGTTAGGTCGTGTTGGTCGCGAACTTTCTGCAATGGAAGCATTGCGGATTGGGGCTAAGGTCTTAGGTTATGGGTACCGAACTATGGCACGGCTGCCAGCCGTGTTAAAGACTAGGTCCCGTCTCCAAGGTATGGCAATCCTTCTAACTCGAACCGGAAGCCCATGGGGCCTGTCCGTAAGGGATTGGTTCCTACAGGTATCGCCGGGGAGAGTAAGGGAGGTAACCGATCGATTAGAGATGAGAATCTCTAAATCGGTTTGGGTGAAACTACAAGGCGGTCTGCTGGCATCACTTAACGCGCATCTGCGCGGAATGGCAAAGGTCCGTAGGCAAGACACCTACGGAACCGGCGCCACAGTTATGGATCCAGGAAACTGGCACCTCAACGCGTGGGAATACTACGTGGTGGGGTCCATACTGAGTGATATGCGGACTCGCCTTGGAACCATCCAAGAGCGAGTGAAGTCCTTGGTCCCGCCTACCGTATTAGAGCTTAATGCACTATACGCCGAAATTGACGTATTACGGGAGGAACTGGATGCGATTCCTGTAACACCGAATGTCGTGGAACGAGCTCGGATTGAGTTCGGCGGCAAGAAGCGATCTGCAACCATCCGGTTGTGGCGCTCTATTTCGCGTATGCTCACTAAGGCCTTAGCCAGTAATGATTTCAGCGATGTCTAGGGATCCTACCGATGGCAATGGGGAATCATGAACGGTAAGAACCGGAGACGGAGACGCTCCGGGGAACGGGTTATGGAGTGGTGCGGTAGTGTTGAACCAGAAGTTATCTGGTAACAGACCGAAAGGCTTAACAGAACTAGAAGGAGGATGAGCGGGCTACTAACCCGTGATCCTTTATGCCCTTCCTTGGGATGAAGAGAGACAAGTCTACTCAACATCCTCAAATTTAAGTTCGCATTTAGCGC